TGGCCATTAAACCATTATAGCAAAAGAAAACTGCCCAATCCTAAGAAAGGGCAGTTCTCGTATAATTAATAAATTAATTATGCAATTCTGCGGTCAACGATCTTACCATACATACCATTATCCAATGGAAGCATACGGAAAGTTACGTCGAACATAGAAGCAGCATCACGCTTAGCAGATGCAGTTACGCTCTCGATTGAGAGTGCACGGTATCCGATGTAAATACGCTCCTTGTTAATTGCTGGGTCACCAGTTCCTGGTCCTACTGCAACGATTCCTCGCTCCAATGGAACTTCTCCTAGTTCTCCTGAGTTGATGTCGAAAGACTGACTTCCTGCACCAATTCCAGTTGCTGTTGCTAGTGTTGAAAGATCCTCATCCTGTGCTGCAACTGAAACCAAAAGGTTTTCTAGTGTTGCCTCAGCGAATGAAGTCTTAAGTGATACCTGCATACCTTGCTTGAAAAGACGAGCAACGTCAAGTACCTGGTCAACCTGAACTTCACCGAAGTCAGGCTGGAATGTAAGTTCGATACCATTGCTGGTATATCCTACGTTTGTATAATTAGCCTCATCTGCTAGTGTATCTTTATAAGATAGACCTGCTTCAAAGCCTGGAAGATCTCCTGAGACATCTCCGATTTGTCCTGATAATGAACCATCGAATGTGAACAGCGCTGCTGCTCCCACGATGATGTTATTGGACGAGCCACGTGTATAAGCCATTTATTCCACCTCTTTTTCTTTAGTTTACTATATGAAATTGTAGGCGTGTTTCCTCATCTACAATTATAACAGCCTTTTTACTAGCCTTTGTGCCAGTCAAAATCGACTATAATCTTATTTCCTGCGTATGTTCGTGCTGTACCAAAGTCAATGATGTCTCTGGTCTCCTGTAGTTGGTATACCTTGAAGTTATGGAACTGGATTGGAAGGGTTGCGTCTGACCATAAAGCCGTATTTTCTCTTGCCCACTTATTTAGGTCTTCTGCGGATTCATCTCCATTGTTGAGCCACTCTTCTACATCGGCTGTAATCTTGACCATAGTCTCAATTGATTCTGAACCAAAAGCATAGAAATAATATAGTACTTGCTCACATTTAATATGAGGGAATGGCTGTCTACGCATTCTCAGCATCCTATCATAGACTGCAAAAGTTCCATTACCGTCTGGGAATGTCTCAGTTAGAGTGTTAATGTCTGTTGGACTTGTTGGGAAAAATCTTAAGTTAGTAGCACTTACTGCTTGATCATCAAAATTGGGATTAACCTTTGCTGCTAAATAGGCATTGATCAATGACGGAGGATGGTATATATTAGCCATTTACTACCCCCGCATTTGCAATCCACTTAAATCCTGTTGAGTAACCTGCAGATCTTCCAGATCGTTTGCCTGCTGCCATATTGGTTTTATATACTCTAGGATTGTTTAGATATAGGTCAAGCCCTGTTGTTCTTAAGAGTGCTTGGGAGAAATACTTACTGAAGATGATGTCCATCATTTTTTGAAATCCCCCTTGTGCTTCTACTCCTCCAGGATTATCGACCTTTACTGCATTTTTTGTAAAAATTGTTTCTCCGTCTTGTTCAAATACTAATGTTGTTGCAACCTTTGGTCTAATGACAACAGGAATTCCTTCTTCCATAATTCTTGCTTTATTATAAAAAGGCTCTCGTGATCCATCTTTAATAGTTGATGATTGTTTAAATGTTGACAAGAAAGAAAGACCAAGATTACTTACAGTATAGTTAATGTCATATAGTCTTGCGTCTGGGCTACCAACTTGATACCATTCGTATACGTGTGCGAGCATTGCTGGATCAGCCTTTGCATTTGAATCAATAAACTGTTTAATAACCTCTACAGATTCTTTACCAAGATTATTTAGAAATACTTTTTTACCTGCGTGAATTCCATCTAAGAATCCAACGGAATACTCTACGATGTTTGTTAGATCAATCTTAAACTGCTTTGAATTAAATTTTATCATTATAGGTCTACCGCCTGGTTATCAGATCTGCGTAGTACGATCTTATAGTATTCTACTTTTCCAAACATACCAATTGTTGGAGCAACTGAGGCTATTTCAAATAGCGTTGACTTTCCAACTCTTTCTCCAGCAGGCTCAACATATATTGGGCTTCCAGAAGAATCACGAATATTTGTAAGCAATACGTTGTTGCTAGATGTGCTATCTCCTAGTTCAGAAAATCTTATATCTGACGCTGTTCTTCCAAGTAGTGTTGTGTCTTGAATAATTGCAACAGTATTTGTTCTAAATTCTTCTTTATTCTTTAGCCCTGCGTGTGCAAAATAGCATGGAACTGATTTTGAAAACATCCACTGCTTCTTTACATTGCCATAAGTTCCTTGACTTACACCAGCATAATATATATCAACCAACATTGGATATATTGCTGATGGTGAATCGCATGACATTATATCAACCCTGGTCGTAATATTGTATTTGCATACTTATCTAAAATTTTGTCAACAATAAGGTTTCCAGTACCGCTAAATAATTTTTCTGAGAACTCAACCTTAAACTGATCAGTCTGATAGTTCTTGGTAAATCTCTTGTAGTAGTCCAAATTGCCACACTTGATGTCTTCAATTAAAATCTTTGTTGCTTGCTCAATATCTGCTGGGACTGCTTTGTATCCAGTGTCAAGAATAAAGGTGTAGTCTACTCCTCCTGGGAATGCAACACCGCCAAAGCCGTAATAACCAAGGTCTCCTCGTGAATATGGAACTTGCATAATGGCAGACTCTGCACGATTGTATGCTCCATTAAAAGATCTTTGTATTGCTGAATTATCTAAAGTTAAAGAGTATGTATATTCATTTGTTGTTAGTGAAGCATCATATACTAATACATTGTTTTCATAAACTTTTAAAATTTTGTTTGTTTCTTTCCAAACTGGGAAATAGTCTGTGGTATTGCCTACACCCTGTAGTATACTCTTTGTATTGTAAAACCCATTTGGAATTATGTTATCAATTACAGATCGTGCAATTAGTTCTAATGTTTTGTATTCTTCAATCTCAGTTGCTGATGTACCTAATTTTTTAGGATCTACGTAAGGTCTTAAAATATCTAGATTTTCTTCAATTTCGCTATGACCATTATCATCAACAATTTTTACAAAAAACTTTCTATCAAACTGTGCTTTTTCAATTGGAATTGTATATGAAACTTTGGAAAGTGCTGTAGATGTTAACTCTAAAACTTCTACTGAGTGATCCACCAAATCCTCAATGTACACTGTGTATGGAGCATTTGCTGATGAAACAGTCCATACTGGTACAAGGGGATAAGGTGGAACTCTCAAGACCTCCATTTTTTACTTACCGAATTCCTTCGCAACTTCTTCTGCTTCTACGCTAGTTACGTGATCACGTGTAAGCCATTCTGCTGCCTCTGCCTCAGAAACAATGTTGATTCCCTTAGAAACCTTGCCAACGCCAATCCAGGTTACATTCTTGCTTGACCTAATTGCCACTGTTTTTTCTTTTGATTTCTTAGGTGTTGAAACCTTCTTTACTGGCTTGTCTGCAGTTCCTGTTCCAATAACACCGTTTGCAACTGGTGCTAGGGCTGGAACTTGTTCAACAGGTGCAGAGTAAGCAGGTGCCTTAATGACATCCTCAGCCTTTTCTTCTACAACTGGTGCTGGTGCTTCTTCTACTACAACTGTTGCTGCTTCTACTACAACCTCTGGTGCTTTGATTGCAGGCTCTTCAACCTTTGGAGTTTCTTGATTGTTAAAATTATTTTCCATTGTATTACCTCCTAAATAGTATTATATCATTATAAATAATAAGGGGGCAGGAGAGTGAACTCCCGCCCCCCATTAAAGGTACTGATTACAGATTATGATGCATCTGCAGCAGCGTCAGCGAATGCGATTGCATCCTGCTCTTCCCATTGAATACCGAAGCGAACGAAGACTGTGTATTCTACAGTGTCCTTCTTTGGCTTGTATTCACGGTTAACAGTAATGTCACGCTGGAATCCCCATACACGGTTCTGTGGGAATGTCAAGTCGACATATCCTGCAGGGTAGTATGGAACTTCCTGAACATCGACACCTAGGACACGTGTTGTACGTGCTCCACCGAATGTCTGTGCGCCACCGTCAAGGTATGCTTGACGATTGGTTGGTGTTCCGCCAGCCTGTGAAGCAAATGCTTCAGCAACAGCGTCTGCAAGGGTTCCGTTATTCTTAACGATTCCTTGGAATGCGTCTGTACCAGCATAGAACTTCAAGTTAGACTTGATAGCACGATACTTACGTGGCATTGCTGTGATGATGTTCTGCATTACGTCTGTTGTCCAAGCGTCATTAGCGACTGTTACAACTGACTCGTGAGCATCTCCATCTGTCTTTACACGGTTTACGAAGCCTTCCATGATTCCAAGGAATGCATCGCTACCTGAACCCAAACCATTAATGGCTAGGTCTTCGATATCATTACCAAAAGCATTTGTCATCAAACGGACAATGTGATCTTCTAGTTGTGCACCTTCGATATTATCTTCTAGTGCTTCTGCAGCAACTTCCCAGTCAAGACGAATCTTCTTTGTAGTCAATTCAACCTTTGAGAATGTTGCTCCTGCGTTTGTGTAATCTCCAACTGCTTGCGCTGCTGCACGAATTACACGCTCTCCGACGTTTACCTTTTCGAGTTCCATTGTATTGGCTCTCATAGTAACACGACGACCATCTTGGGCGAGGGTTGTAGCATCCCACACGTAGTCAATAAAACGACGTGCTTGCTCTGGGCGGAGAATTCCGCTTCCAGCCTCACCTGAAGGGTTTACTGCGTTTGGACCTGTTGTAACTCCGTTAAGTGATGTATCTAGGTTTCCTAGAACTCCACCGTTGCCGTAATTACCTGGTACGTTATCTCCTGCATCTGAACCTGATGCAAATGCTCCCTGACCCTGATAGAGTCCTGGTGCTGTTCCGCCAAGGTTACCTGAGGTACCTGGCTGGTTCTTTTCTATATTTTGTTCCGACATAATCGTCACCTCCTGTGATTTTTTCTAAATGAATAGATCGGCTGTTTTGAGGAAACTACCGCCCCATAGGGATTTTTCAACCATTTCAGGCTGATCCTGTACAATCTCGCCGAGATCGCCAGACTTTCGGAAAGCCGTATCTGCTTCAATTGCATCTACTCGCTTACCAAATTCATTGAATTCAATTGCTGCTGTTGCAATGTCTTTTGCTACTGCATCAAATGAACTTTTTGCTGTTTCAATATCCACCTTTGAAGACTTTAGAAGTTCTACTTCTGCCTGCAAAGATTTAACTGTTAATACTAGATCGCTAAAGGCTTTTTCAAGACCGTCAGTTGTTTCTGAAACTACATCAGTAGTTACTTCATCTGACTTAGGAGCCATTGGCTTCTTAGCCTCTGCCTCTTCATCTGCTGGAGTTTCAGCAGCAGCCTCTGCTGCAGACTCTGCTTCATCAGTCTTTGGCATTGCTGCCTTCTCTGTTGAAACTTCCTCTGTTGCAGTCTCTACGACATCTGCTTTTGCATCTGCCTCTGGAGCGACCTGTACATCTTCAACTACGACATCAGTCTTCTCTACGATTTCTTCTGTCTGCTTTGTTGCTTTTGCCATAAGGTTTTCCTCCTTGTTCATCTTAGAAGTATTAATGCCTTTAGCACTATCAACTAAGAACTTTATCATTGTTGTTTTTTCATCATCCGCTTTTTCAACGAATCCTATATTAGCCATTGGCTCTCCTGTGGTGGGGCTTGACTCTACTTCATTTTCTGAGACCATTACTAGTCCAGACTCTTTATCCCAAAATACATTTTCTAAAACTGTTTCGTCAGCCTTAATAACATCTACTCCGTCTACCTTTTCAACAGATAGAATATTTGCGAATTGATTTGCTGGTGAATCTACAAGACTCAACTCTACCAAATCATATTGCTTAATAACTCTGATTGTTTTATCTGATTTCTCATCGTAAGCATCGTCCCATTTGTTCATTCTTCCGCCAATTGAAAAGCCAGCAAGAGTTCCATCAAGAACCTTTTCCCAAGTATCCTGTGCACCCTTTGAAACATATGCAGAAACAAAGACTCCATTATAAAACTTGTTTGTGTCTGTGTCAAAATATTTATCTGCTTTAAATGAAACCATTTTGCCTACTGCTAGTGGCTGATGCATTTCTCTAATGTTTCCTCGGAATTTTGCAAAGGCATCCATTGACGCTTCTGCTGTTACAATGTCGTCTTGCTTATCTACGTTGTCTAGAGATGCAAATCCTGAAACGATTCTTCGCTCCTTGTCCACCTTGGTAAGTGGCATGGAAAGACGCAGATTCTCCCCATCCGAATTCCAATGGGCTTTAGTTATATTACTCACCATTATATTATAAACCCCTTTTTGTAATTATATCACAATGTGGACAAATCGGTCTCTTCATCAACTTTTCGTCCTTCGCCTTTTGGGTTTCTTCCAGAAACAGTAGAGGTGCTATCTGAGTTATTGTTAACTCTTTCTGCATCTCTTGCACGAGTAGTTGTTGCCTCTGCTGCCTGCTGTGGCTTTAGATCTAGCGGATCATCTCCGCCTTCTCTTTGTGGCATACCCAATGCTGAACGGGCTTCGTTAGGAAGCATAATCTGATTCTTTACATATCTTTCAAGAATTTGTGATTGAGCAATCTCGTCTGTCAGGGTTAATTCGTTGAACTTAAATTCAAGAATATCTGTTCTTTCACGAATGACTTTGTTAATCATTTTTTCAAGTTGTCTTTGAGAAGGTCTTGCAACCTGCTCTTTAAATGTTCTATCCTGCGCTAATGCTGCTGCTATGGATCCTGAATCTCCCCCGCCAAGTTTTGATAATGGAACCTGGTGTGCAACTAGAATGTCGTCACGGTTTTGCTTACGATATTCCTTAAATGAGCCTTCTTGAATTCCATTCTCAATTGGCTCCATCTTGAACTCAACCTTGTTTGTGTCTGAGTCAGCAGGAAGAGGAATGTATAGGGTTCTGTGGTTCTGTCCCTTAAGTCCAGTTTGCAAGAATCTAAACATTTTGTCTTCTGCTTCTGCAGACAACTTTGCACCCTTTAATGTAACCACATATCGGGGAACAGCCTTGTTACTAAAGAAATCAATATTATATTGTGATGCTAAAGAGTCTCCGTATAGAGAGTTAATTGCAGAAATAATATCTGGAACGCCATAGAATGTATTCAAAGGTGAGTAAGACTTAAAGTGAATAATCTCATTTGGTCTTCCATCTGTTCCAAGTGGATTAACATTGGTTGCTCCAAAGTTTCTGAAGTATACAACCTTGTTTCCTATGACCTGAACAAAGCCATCTCTAAGTCGTCTTACTCTTACTGTTGTTGCTGGAATATGTCCAACATAACCAATCTCTCCACGAGTAGTTCTTCCAATTTCAAGATATCCATTTCCAGTTGCCTGAAGATCTGTGTAAACCTTTTCCATTGATGAAGTAAATGAGTCATCGGAATTAAGACTTTCTAGCCAATCACGAACTTCAATCTTTGCTCTTTCAATTCTTTTTCTTGCTTTTTCTGCCGTGCCTTTTTCTGCAGTTTCAAGTTTAAGCATTGTTCTTGGTGATATCTCAAAGTCATATCCTAGTCCAACAATGTTCTCTACTTTTGCATCAATGGCTGCGTGGTTTGCAAACGATGTATCGTAGAAGTTTGCAAGTTCGTACAGGTTCCATGGTGGCGTAATAACGTCAAACAATCCATAGGCATTATGATATAAAACTCCTGGATTAATTTCTTTTGATTTTGCTCCACCAATACCAGAACTAACTGCAAGGGCATTGTCAATGTATGCTTGTGGTGCTTCTGCTTTTACAATTCTTGAAGCACGTCTTTTAAAGTTGTTGTCTAAACCATTTAAGTTTTTTAGTTCATCCCAACTCTTATTAAAGGGATCTTGTTTTTGAAATGTATCATCTACCTTTGGCAGATCATCAATTCGTGCACCAATTCTATATTCTCTTTCATCACTCATTAGTCATCACTTCCATATTTCGCTATAGTATCCTTGGCTGCTTGAACTGCACCAAGGTCATTCATAGAAGGAATAAGCCCTTCTGAAAGTCTTTGCTTTTGCTCAGAGTATTCTTCTTCTGAGATTCTAGTTAATCCTGGTACGAAGATGCATTCGCCATCTCCTTCATCCCCGTAATATTTAGCAGCATCCTTAAGTTTTGAGATCTGTAAGATATCGCCTTTCATTGACTCAATGTTTAAAATTGAGCCTGTACCGTCTGTAAACCACTTTCCATTGGATTTTTTGTAAACATAAAGACCCCACTCGTAGTGTTTTTCAATAACCTTTACCTTTGAGTCGCCAATTTGACCCTTCATCTTAGGCAATGGCTTACGCTTTTTCTTTGGATTTTCGATATTCATAACCATAAGTATACCATATTAGAGTGGTGATGATATATACTGTTTCCATGATGATTCTGTATATACAGAAACTGGGTCATTGGAAAGCCTAAAAGTCTTTTCACTATCAATAATAATCTTATTAGTTCCTATATAGGTCCTGTAAATGTCTCCTGGTGTAATTCCATACGAAAATGACGAGGATCTAACTAAAACAGAGAACCAGATATATCCTGCATTCCAGGTTTCCCACTGATACGGTATTGGCGTTGGATCTCCTGCAACATACTGCTCCTTTACTTCATCCCAAATTCTATAAGAAAAACTTTGCTTCTGTTGTAGGCTTGTCATCTGGTAATAAGAAATATGATTAAATAACATTGAGCCATTTAAGTTAATATAGCCAGAATATCCAGAAAATGAAAGTGGCAAACCAAAAGATATACCCAAGAACGCCCACTGCTTAATTGTAATTACTGGATAAGAGACTAACTGTCCATTTATATAATAAGAAATGCCATCTTGTATTTTACCTGTTTGTGCATTGACTGCATAAATTTTTGCTCTATCTCCAGAAGGACTATTAGCAACCATAAAGAACTTAATAGTAGACTCAGAATCTTTGATTTCAAAGATCTCGTATGGAGTTACTGGAAATGAATTATTATCATATCGTAAAGCAAGTTGCATAGAGTTTACTCTATACTCTTCTGTCTTATTGGAGTTAATCGGTATGCTAATTCCCCTATTAACAAATGGATCAAAATCACCACGAACTTGGATTCCGCTATACCTTGTCAGGTACAAGTATGGAGTACTTTTTTTATAAATACTAATTGGATTTTTTGATTTATAGTCATAGTATATTCCAGACTTTGTATATGGAAAAATATCTTTTCCAAATTTAGTACCAATTGGATTTGCAGATGATTCATTAAGTGATTGAGATGCAAACTCTAAAGATCTTAGTTTTACTTGTTTTCCTAGAATTCCTTTATGCTTAAACTCAAGGTGGGCTACGATAGCAAGATCATTAAAATCAACACTCTTTGGAGGATAGATAACAGTATCGTTTACGACTTCGTATTTGGTGTTTTGCCACTCAAGACCGCTTTGAATATCAATGATACCCTCTCTTAGCGCTGGGGCTGTGTTTGTAAAGTCTGTATAGAATTTATTTGCTCCGTCGGCAATAAACTGAAAAGATACATAAGATCTAACAATGGAGTCTGCAGTATTATATTCATAATTCAACAAAGATCTATTTTTAGCAAGGTCGTCGTAGTCCTGATATCCAGTGTACAAAGAATTATCTAATACCTCATATGTTTGAGGAACTGGATCTGCAAACTGCTCGTTTAACTCTCTGTATGTCCAACTGTTACCTTCATTTACTCTTCTAAAGACAGATGGTGATGGGTAATCTATGTTAAACTGAATAAAGTCCAGGTCGTATCTATCTTTGCCAGATGAGTCTTT